CAAAGTTTTCTGTCTATGTTACTAAAAGTGGTGGCTATCACATCTTATACAAGTCTAAAAGAGTAGTAGGTAATTCAAAGATAGCTAAGTTAAAAGGTCATAAAGAAGCTGTAATTGAGACTAGAGGGACTGGTGGCTATGTCTTTGTTTATCCTGGTAAAAAATTAGACAATACAAGGTCTTACTTTCAACTTGAATTTATTACAGATGATGATCGTCAAACACTTTGGAACTTATCCTCAGCTTACAATCACATTGAGAAAGCTCCTGAAGAGCCAAAGAAAGAGCCAAAGATATACTCAGATGATGAGGTGACACCTTGGCAAGATTTCAATGATAAGACAGATATTTGGTCAGTCATTCAAGATGATTTCTTTATCCCTACTAATGGTCAAAAGAAAGACCACTACCTAATAAAAAGACATGGAGCAACTTCTGCTCACTCAGGTAGTGTGTTCAAAGATAGTGGATGCATGTACTTGTTTTCAACTGGAACAGTTTATCCTCATGAGAAGCTATTAAGTCCATTTGTGGCATACGCACATAAGATGCACAATGGTGACTTTAAAGAAGCTACTAAAGACCTTTATGAGCAAGGATTTGGATCTAGGAGAAAGAAAGAAATTGAAAAGGATAAACCTAAGATTGATAAACCTTTGCCAATATCAGGTATTAACTTCCCTTTAGATATCTTTCCAGAAGAAATACAGCATTACATTTTAGAATGTAACAAAAAACTAGATGCTAATATTGACTACATGGGCTGTAGTTTACTTTGGTTGATTTCAGTGTGTGTAGGTAATACCTATGAGATTGAAGTTAAAAAAGGATGGACTGAGCCTGGTGTAATTTGGTTAGCTGTAGTAGGTAGAGCTGGTATAGGTAAGACTCCAAGTATTGACAATATTATTAAGCCATTGAATGTATTAAACTTCAAAGAGATAAAGAGATACTCAGACCAAATGGAGGTATTCAATTACTACAATGACCTAACTAAGAAAGAGAAAGAAGAACACCCTGAGCCAATGAAACCTAAAAAGACTCAGTTTATTGCCAATGATATTACATTAGAGGCATTGGTTGACTTACACCAGGAGTCAGATAATGCAGTTGGTGTGTTCAAAGATGAGCTTGCTGGCTGGTTTAAAGACATGAATAAATATAGAGCAGGATCTGATTTGGAATTTTGGCTTTCATGTTGGTCCAGTAAGTCAGTATCTGTGAATAGAATGACTAGAAAAGGATCATTTATTGAGAGTCCATTTATACCAGTGCTCGGAGGTATCCAGCCAAGTATCTTTAACCAATTTTCTACAGATGAGAATAAAGACAATGGTTTCTTAGATAGAATGTTGTTAAGCTTTCCTGATGCAAAAGTTGAGGAGTATAATGAGAATGAAATGCACATAGCTGATATCATGTGGTATAGCAACACTATCACTAGATTCTATCAAGGTATTAAATCTGCTATATTAAAAAGAGATAATGAAGGTAAAATAATCACTCAGACTGTTAAGTTCAAACAAGAAGCCAAAGAAGAATGGAAGCGAATCTTTAACAGAATAACTAAGGAGCAAAACAATGATGAGGAGAATGAATATCTCAAGTCTATGTATCCAAAGCAAAAAAGTTACATCCCAAGATTTGCTTTGTTAATTCATATATTCTCAAGCAATTTTGATGAGAAAGTTAATGTGTTAGAAGTAACTAAAGATAGTATTCTTAAGGCTGAGAAGTTAAGTAACTACTTTATCATGAATGCTAAGAAAATTAAGATTGAAGCAGCTGAATTGAAAGATATTAAATCAGCAATGAAGGGAGCTGAGACTACCTATGACAAATTATTATCTATCTACAAGTCAGATGCTAACTTTAACAGAACAAAAGTAGCTGAGCAGTTAGGTATAAGTAGACAGCAAGTAATAAATTTAATTAAAAAAATAGAAGATAAATGACCAAAGAAAACAAAGCTAAACTCAAAGCATTAGAGCTTGAGATGATGATGGCTAAGTCATCAATGAATCCAAAGTACCTACCATCTACAGATTGGTCAGATAACTCAGCTAACAACCTGACTAAGTCTATAATATTCTATATCAATGCTACTGGCAATCAAGCTGAGAGAATAGGTAATCAAGGACAATATAGAGAAGGTAACAAGATACAAGTAGGAACTGGTGAGATAGCCTACACAAAGCAGTTACCTGGTAAGTGGACACCAGGTCAAGGTACTAAGGGAACTGCTGATATCTCAGCTACTATCAATGGCAAGTCAGTTAAGATTGAGGTGAAGTATGGTAGAGATAAACAGTCTGAGGTACAGAAACAATATCAGCAAAAGATAGAGACAGCCAAAGGTATCTACTACATAGCTAGAGATTTTGATACGTTTGTTGAATGGTATAATACTTTGATATGCTGAAAATAGGAGATAAAATAAAAGACACAGAAGACACTGACTGCTACTTTGTTGGTGAAGTGACTAAGCTAAATAGGTTTGGTGGAGTGGAATACTACAGAGTAACTCAGGTCATTTGGAATGGTGAAGATCACAAGGATGATAAGCTAATAGGTCAGATAATTCCTCCTAGATGGTGGTACATTCAATTATTTTTATTCTAAATAGTTGCACAACTAAATAAAATTATTACATTTGTAAACAATTAAATAAATATATATGCAAAACGAAGTAACCAAAGTGCCATTGTGGACTAAGATTCACAAGGCAAAGATGAGCATTGGCAAGGTAGTGAAAAACTCCACCAATCCTCACTTTAAAAAGAGCTATGCTGACATCAATGCATTGCTTGAGACAGTTGAGCCTATCCTTCATGAGAATGGACTGCTCCTATTACAACCTATTCATGACAAAATTCTGAGCACTCAGATAATTGACATTGAGTCAGGTGAAATGATTGAGAGCTGGTTAACACTACCTGACAACATTGATCCACAAAAAATGATTAGTGCAACTACCTACTACAGAAGAGCAACTTTACAATCTCTTTTGAGCCTTCAAGCTGTAGATGATGATGGTAACTCAGTAGCATCAGCCACTAAGCCAACGCTAACAGATGACAGATTCAAAGAAGCTCTTAAGTCAATTGAGTCAGGAAAGTACACAGCAGAGAAATTAAAAGCAGATTTCACTTTAACCAAACAACAAATACAAGCACTATGAAATGGCATCCATCATCACTAGGTAAACTCATGACTGAGTCAAGAACTAAGTCAGAGATACTATCACAGACTACTAAGTCTTACATCGCTAGCAAGGCAAAAGAGGACTTCTTTGGCTACAACTCTTTTATCTCTACTAAAGCAATGCAGAAAGGCACTGACTGGGAGCATGAGTCTATTGAGCTAGTTAATCAGGTGAGAGACACATTCTACATCAAGAATGGAGATACTATTGAGAATGACTGTCTGATAGGTACACCTGACATCATCTTAGACAATTCAATAATTGACATCAAGACATCATGGTCATTAGAGACTTTTCCAGCTATCTCAGCAGAAGGAATAAACAAAGACTATGAGTGGCAATTGAGAGGGTACATGATGTTATGTGATAAGGAATCAGCTGAGCTAATCTACTGCATGATTGACACAGATGACTTTCTACTATCTGACTGGGATAATAAATCTATCCACAAGGTAGCTCACATTGACCCTAAGAAACGAATCACAGTACTTCAGTACGAACGTAACATTTCAACAGAAGAGTCCATTAGAGAGCGTCTTTTGGCTTGTACTGAGTACTACAATGAATATTTTGTACAATTAAACTGTAAATAATGGAAAAGTCCTACTTCATTATTGAGTCAAGCCTAGAGAATCTCAAGTATGCTAGATACTCAGCTAAGACATTCAACAAGTCAGGTCATGATTATTGTATCTTAGTCACAGATAACATTGACCAGCTAGATGTTAGGAAAGTAAGTAAAGAAGAATTTAATAATTTAAACAATAAGAAATGACAGCAGTAGAATGGTTAGCAGAACACTTATGCAATGAGATGAATTTTGATTATTGGAAAGCAGTTGAACAAGCCAAAGAAATGGAGAAAGAGCAAATTGTTGATGCTTGGAACATAAGAGCAAAAATTGATGGAGTATTAACACATACAGATAATAGAACAGCAGAAGAATATTACAACGAAACCTTTAAATCAAAATAAAATGATTGAACTAAACAAAACGTACAAGAACCTAACTAGAGAACAGTTAGTGTTGCCAATCTCAGATAAGGCTGGCATGGTGGTTTATCAAGTAACTAAGCCTACTACAGATAACCCAATGAATGAATTTAAGTGCACAACTGCACGATTTTTAAACCTATATAAATTAACAAAATGACAGAGAAAGAATTTTACCAACAAGCAATGATCGCAGCAATGCAAGGCTTGTTATCAGCAATCGGAAATGGCTATGAAGCTGAGTACGTACATCCTCATTCAACTATAGCAGCTATGGCTGATGAGTATGCAAAAGCTCTAACAATAAGAGCAGAGATTGAAGTACAGAAAATGAGACTTGAAAATTCATTTGAAGAGAAAGTAGTATAAACAAGTAAAAGAAATAATATGACACACACAACAACTGGAGTAATTATTAACAAATTGCCCGCAAAACAAGTATCTGAAAAGTTCAGAGTACAAGAGTTTATACTTAAGGTAGGTAATCCTGAGGACAAGTATCCGCAAGAGGTAAAATTTCAACTAGTGAATGACAACATTGACCTACTAGACTTTATCCAGGTGAATGAACAAGTTGAGGTGACATTCGAGCTGAGAGGTCGAGAATACAATAGCACTCACTATGTGAGCTTGAATGCTCTAAAAGTTATCTCTAAGCTATTCTAATGCGATTAGTAAAGTACATCACAGTAGTGCTATGCCTAATGGCTACATTTGGGCTATTTTTCTATGGCATGCACTACTTTCTCGGCAAGAGAGGACTCACAATCGTTTCAATAATAATTTTAATTTACTTTATCTATGGATTTATCAAAGATTTATACTATCACTATCTTAACAGATAAGGACTTCTCCATCAAGCAATGGATGATAGAACAGACTAACCTGAGAATGACTAACAGATACAAGCAGATTCACATAGCTGAGGACATTGGAGTTAATGGCTCACAATTGTCTAGGTTTCTGACTG